GTCACGATGGTGTTCCCCACGCCCGACAGCCCCTACAGCATCGCCTCCCTTGTGCACCGGCTTGTAACAGGCATTGAAGTCCTAGTCAACGCCGAGGAAGACTAACCCAAACCCATGACCTACGCAGTTCCCGGCCAAGTCCGCACCAGTATCGTCAGCACCACCTATTTAGGTGACAGCGATTCCCCGTTCACGCGCACGCAAGCGACGCTGGACATGGTACGCGGCTGGGAAGTAATGAAGGCAGTAACGCTAGGTACAGAGTATCTGCGCGACAATAGCCAAACGTTCCTCCCCCAGGAACCCCGCGAGGATTATGACGCCTACCTAGGCCGTGTAAACCGTTCCATTTTCTCCCCCTACACCCAACGCCTAGTACGTGCAGCCACAGGCTTAATTCTGCGCAAACCAATCACACTGGATGGACCAGATTTCTGGCATGAGTTTGCAGAAAATGTAGATGGCGGTGGTTCGGACCTGGACGAATTTGCCCGCCGCCTAGTGCTCTGCTCTCTGACCTACGGCCACGGCAACGTCCTGGTGGATTATCCCGCCCCTGCCGAGGTCCGCAGCCTTGCAGAAGAACGGCTACTGGGGCGGCGCCCGTACTGGATCGAAGTAGATCCAACCGACGTATATGGCTGGCGCCTTAATCGCGGAGATTCCTATGGCGCTCTGGAGCAGGTCCGAATCCACGAACAGGCCGTGGTGCCCGAGGGTAAGTTTGGCGAATCAGTCTACAACCAGATCCGCGTCATCTACCCAGGCCGTTACGAAGTTTACCGCCAGTCCGAAGCAAAAACCCAGCAGTACCTACGCCCCATGGCCTCGGGTACTTTCAATCTAAACGATCAAAATTCCGATTACGAACTGATCGATTCCGGGACATACAGCCTATCTGAGATCCCGTTTGTCACCACCTATTCCAACAAAGTTGACACGCTGGTAAGCCGCCCACCAATGCTGGACGTGGCATACATCAATCTGGCCCACTACCAACGCCAAGCCGACCTAATCCACTCCCTCCATGTAGCTTCACAACCTTTGTTAATCCTTGAGGGTTGGGACGACCAGACCAAGGATATGGCGGTTGGCGTGAACTACGCGATTGCGACCCAACCCGGCAACAAGGTTTATTACGTGGAGCCCGCATCGAGCGCATTCGAGGCGCAGTCGAACGAGATCCGCGAGTTGCAGCAGCAGATGGCAAGCCTCGGCATCGCCACGTTAAGCCAGCAAAAGTTCGTTGCAGAGTCTGCCGATGCTCGCCGCCTCGACAAAGTAGACACGAACTCAATGCTGGCAACAGTTTCACTCGACCTAGAGCAAACCCTGCAACGTTGCTTCGACATAAGCGCCGAATACTTAGGGTTGAAACCTCCGACTGTGCATATCGACCGGGACTTCGACATCAACCGTTTAATCGGCCAAGACATTGCTGCCCTGACCGTACTGTTCGAGAAGGGCGTTATTACCCGCGAGGAATACCGTCTGATGCTGGCCCAAGGCGAGGTAATGCCCTCCATGCAAATCGGTTCTTTACCTGTCCGGGAACCCGGGACAGAGGCTGAAAATGCCATGGCAGGTGAGCCATCAATGCAGAACGAAGCGCTGCAAGTTGATACACTACAAAAGTAGTAAACCTATTTTTCGATGGCCAAGTCCCTCGACAAGGTTCTGCAGGCCGACGGTTCCTACAAATGGGAACTGGTCGAACTAACTAGCGAGTACATCAAATCGCTGGAGAGCCCTGCGGAACCGGAAGCTGCGCCTGCGCAGTACCCCGCCATTGCACCTTTGCAATGCCCTGCCCCAACCCGTAAACCCCACAAATCCACTGACAGCTGATGCAAGAACTGGTACTTGAGACGCCAGTGGCGACTCCAGAGCAGCCCGTGGCCGCTCCCACCGAACCCAGCCCCGACTTCTCAGCCCTCCAGGCTGACTACGAGGCCCGCATCACCGCCCTCACCAGCCAAGCGACCGAAGCCGAGGAACGTTTTCTCGGTCTCAAAGCCAAGCTGGACGAGGTATACAAAAAACAGGACGAAAAGCGCAAGCAAACCCTCCAAGACCAGGGCCAGTGGAAAGACCTCTGGGAAGAGGCCAACCGCACCGCCCAAGAAAAGGACACCCGCATCACTGAACTGGAACGTCAAATCGACGATCTCCGCAGTAGCACCGAAGCCGCCGCGACCCGCACCAGTGCAATGGCAGCAATCAGCAATGCGGGCGCAATCAATGCCGAGCAAATGCTGCAATTACTGCAATCCAACCTTCGCAAAAACGATTCCGGCTCGGTCGTAATCCTAAATGGGGGTGTCGAACAAGACATCACTACTTATCTCTCAAATCTACGCAACCCTGGTTCAGGATTTGAGCATCACTTCAAACCGGCTGGAACAGCTGGGATGGGTGCAAAACCCAATCCAACTGCGACGGTAGCGCCGGGCATGACCAATCCGTGGAAACCCGGATCGGTTAATATAACAAAGCAGATGCAAATTTCTGCCACCGACCCCGATCTTGCAGCAGTGCTGAAGCGTGAGGCCGGAATCTAAGTCTCTGTGAGATTGCCCAAGTCCGTGACTGGGACCCGCAAACCCCAACCCTGAGACCCTCTAATGGCTGCTCCTTTTCAGAATTACTCTGGCGGTGTCCTTCTCGCGGACATCGTAAAGCGTAATAGCCTCAGCACTTATGTGTCTGAGGCAATCCTCGAACGCTCCTTGTTCATCAAGAGCGGTATCATTGCCCGCAACAGTCTGCTGGACGCCACCGCTGGCGGCACCCGCATCCAAGTTCCCGAGTTCAACCCCATTGCTCCTACAGAGGAGATCATGGATGGGACTTCAACTTGGGGCACCAGCACTGCTGGCTACCTGACCCCCCAAAAGGTCGGTACTGGTACTCAGATCGCCACGATCTGCCACCGTGGTTTTGCTTATGCGGTTGACGACGTAGCCGTTCTGGCTGCGGGCGAAGATCCCATGATGCACATCCGCAATCAGCTGGCCGACGCCATCAACAAGCTGAACAGCACCCGCTTGTTCTGTCAGTTGTCTGGTCTTTTCGCCAGTGCATTGTCTGCCAACGCAATCAATGTTGCTAACGCTGCTGCCTCCGGCGCAACCGAAGCCAACTATCTGACTGGCGCGACCATTGCCCGTGCCCGCAACTTGCTGGGCGAACGTGGTGATGAGGTTGACACCCTGGTTGTTCACCCTTCCGTGGGCTTCTACCTGTACCAAGTCGGCCTCCTCACTTTCTCCACCTCTTCTCTGGCAGCCTCCGGCTCCGTGATCTGGGGCGGCGGCGGTGTTGGCGTCGGTGCCCGTTCAATCGGCGAGTTTGCCGGTTGCCGCGTGGTGATCGATCCCCAAGTGAACGTCGTCGCCCCTGGCGCTGGCGGTCACCAACGTGCGTTCTATTGCTACCTCACCAAGTCAGGCTCAATCCTGGAAGGTGTGCAGCAAGATCTTCGCATCGAAGCCGAGCGCAACATCCTCTCCAAGCAGGATGTACTTTCCGTTGATTACCACACCGCCTATCACGTGATGGGTACTAAGTGGACCAGCGGTAGCGACAACCCCACCAACGCAGCCCTCGCCACTTCCGGCAACTGGTCTGCCACCTACGACATTGACCTGATCCCCCTGGCTCGGGTCACTGTCAACAGCCCCCTCGACACCTCCACCATCTGATCTCGATCAGTCGGAAAGTCTCACAGCCTCACCTTCGGGTGGGGCTTTTTTATTGGCCTAAACTGTAGTAGCATCACCAGCTTTGTGGCCGCAGTCATCATCGCTACGCTTAGCAGCGCGACTGCCAACAGTTACGCCACGCTAGCTGCCGCCAACACATATTTTGAAACCGTCCCAGATTCCAGCGGCTGGGACAATAAAACCACAGACCAAAAAAATCGCGCCCTAATCGCAGCAACTCGCTGGATCGATAGTCTGAATTATTACGGAGTTCGGTGCAATACAGGTCAAGCGTTGAAGTGGCCCCGCAACGATTATTCCATAGACGGAATAAGTCTTGACTGTTCCAGCATCCCAAGTTCTATCCTTTACGCCCAGTTTGAGTTAGCTTTAGCGATTGCTAACGACACCGCTTCAATCACGGGCAACACCGGCACCACCGGCTTGTACGACGAAGTGGAGTTGGGCGATCTCCGGGTGAAATACAACAGCACATCCCAGTCAAACGGTCCGGTCAACAATGTGTTTGATGTGTATCCCTGGCTGCAGTCACATTTAGGCCCCTACGTCCTTGGCGGCGCAGGCGGCTACCAAGTCCGCGTAACCCGAGGTTAACATGAGTTTAACTGACGACACTTTCGCCCTAATTCCCGCCCCCATAATCGAAAAATGGGGCAGCACAATCACGTACCTAACATCCGGCACCGACACCTACAGCACCTCGACTGGAACGGTCAGCACAAGCGACACCACCTCCACCTTCAAAGCTCTCGTCACCGCAGTAAACCCCAAGGAATACGACGGCCTGTACCAAGTTCAGGATCTTAAGGTAATCATCCCCGCCAGCTACCTACCTTCTTATTACCCCACAATCCGCGACCGCATCCAGTATTCCGAGGCTGGAACGACCCGCGAAGCCCGGATCATCGACATCAAGAGCTACCGAGGCGACAATCCAATCATGCACGTCCTAATCGTGAGGCCACAGTAATGGCACTCGGATTTGGTAAAAAGTTTGGTCAGTTGCTCAAGGATCTCGATCTTGTAGCCACGTCAGTATTTAGTGCCGGACCGA